CGCCGCTACCCATTTCCTTTAGTTCGCTCTCTGTACGGTTAGTAGCCCTTACTACGGCTTCTTCTGCTACATCCAAAAGGTGCTGCATGTAGTTGTCGTCGTCTGCGAAATCGTCAGCCCTAACGTGCTGCTTGAAAAGTGCCAAATCCACTACGGCCATAATCTCTTACTTTTTTGCTGTTACTATAGGGGTTAGTCTGCTGCGGCTGCCACCTTGCCCAGGGCAAATGCTTCGTCGCGCAGGGTCTTAGTGCCATAGTCCGTGTTAAGCACGAAATCTACAGCATCCTTACGTGCCTGGCTGTAGGGGTCCACGATGAAACGCAGGGTGCCAAACAGTCCCATAGGCTGGTAACGCCAGTCGCCCAGGCCGATGTACTCTGTGCGTACAGTAACCTTAGCGATTTTGCCACCGGCAGGGCTTGCCACCTTAGCCAGCGCGTGTGCCTCTGTATCGCCGGTCACGTTGTAGGTTACTACGTCGCCGTCTTGCAGCGTGTAGTCGCCCCAGGCGTTAGTGCCACCGGCAGTGTACTTCTTGTACTTAACTTCCAGATCAGCGATGGCGTTAGAGGTGTAAACAGGCAGGCCACACAGGATGCCGTTTTGCAGCATCGGCACGAAAATGCCCTTAGAGTTAATGGGCGTACCCTCCAGGATAGCGGCCATACTCTTAGTCATTACCCAGCACAGGTGCTCACCAGCGATGCCGGTTTCCAGCACGGCAGCCTTCATCTGCTTGTTAAGCTGCTCAAAGGTAGGCACAGCGTCCAGCTCTACCATCTTTGCGCGGATGCTCTCCTTAGCAAAGGGGCCGATAAGTCCAGCGGTCTGTGCCGATGCGTTCACGGCCTTACTGCTTAACAAAATCTTGTTAAGCAGCTGCCGGATGGCCAGCGGCATAATCTCACGCACGATGTTTTCCAGCAGGCCGTCAGACTGGTTAAGGGACTGGTTAGTTACAGGGATGGCGATACCGACGCGTGCAGGCGATGCCGTCAGCTTGCTAAACGGTATCTTAGTGTCGCCCAGCTGGGCACCCTCACCCAGTACGGTAGCCTCTACCATTTCGTACATAGGCCAAACGTAATCGCCAGCCAGTCCGGTAGGCATGGGCAAACCTACTTTATCCAGGATAAAGCCCTCTTGCAGCGGCTTCAAAATGTCCTGGATGTTAAGGGGCACGATGCCGCCCTTTTCCACGTCAGTAACCAGCATCGTTTCGCGCACGAATACGATTTCAGTCTTTTTACCGTTAGCGGCATTCTCGCGGATAATCTTAACGGCATCCTCGCGTGCGTTGGGGTTCTCGCGCAGATACTCGGCAGATGCAGCCTGCATCTTCATTTGCAGCAGCTGGTTTTCACGTACCAGGGCTTCGTACTCGGTGGTCTCGGCCTCGGTGCGCTCGCGCTGCTCGGTCTCGCACGTATTAGCCATTTCGGTAATACGGTCGCAGTTCGCCTGGTACTTCTCTACCAGCTCACGAACATTAAGCTTGTTTTTGTCCTTTTTCATTGTCTTTTCAAACTTTTAAGGGGTTAAACTTTATCTATAGTCTGCGTAGCAGCGCGGCGCATTTCACGCAGCTGCTTTTGCAAATTCTCGTTAGGTTTGGGCGCAGGCTGTTGCGGTTGAGGCTTCACGGCCTCGCGCAATTCTGTTACCAGCTCGCGTGCCTCTACCGATGTTTCGGGGTAGGCAGGGTCGGCAGCCAGGGTAAAATCGTAGATGCCTGTAACGCCCTTTACGGTGTAGGTAATCATGGTCACGCCATTAACCACCTTTGCTGTGCGCTCCACGCAGGCATCGTCGTAATACCTGGTAGAAAACATAAAGCTACAGCCGGTAAGGTCGCCGCGTCGTACCAGTTCCAGGGCCTCATCGCCGTGCGCGGTTTTGGGTGCCTCAAACTCAAAGGCCACGCCCTTTTCGTCCACGCTATAGGTAAGCGTGCCGGTGCCTTTGTTACTGCGCGCCAAAATTATTTGGCGGTTGTGGTACATCGTAAATTTGATGTCGCAGCCGTCCAGAAGTTCTTTGGTAATAGCTTCGGGTGCTATCACTTCGCGCGCCTCGCTCTCATCGTCGGCCCACAGCGGCGCGGATGGTGTGTTAAACAGGATAGCGTAGCCAGCGATGGTGCGGCTTTCGGCTGCGCCCTCTGTTGCCTCTCTTACGTGGATGTCGGCACCCACAGTTAGCAGCATCCTTTTTACTATCTGTTCCTTTTTACTCATTGTTATTTTCGTCTTTTGGTTCGTCGTCGTTTTCGTCTTTGGGTTCCTGGGCCGCTGGCTGTGCTACAGGCGCAGGCGTAGCGGTCAGTTCTTCGATGCCTTTAAGGTTGGCAGATACCAGCACTTTGTCGCCACCCTCTACAGGTGGTTTGTTTTCCTCTTTGCGCCACTCGTTCACAGTGTAGAGGCCAGCGGCTATCGTCTGTGCCTGGTACTTAATACGGCTATCCAGGTCGCAGGCGTACAGGCCGCGTCTGTCAAACTGCAAAGTACGTTTGCCGTACCTGGATGGTGCCACCAGCTTACGTATCAGCTCACATTCGATTTTGCGCAGCAGTGGGTTAAGCGTGTTGCTAAGGAAAGCCACGTTAGCCATTTCAGCCGATTTGTAGTTATTGCTGGTATCGTCAAACACAAAGCTGGGATGCACGCCAAAAAAACGGCAAATCTCACGTACCGTAAACTTTCTGCTCTCCAAAAACTGCATATCGGTACTGCTTAGTGAAATCTGCTTAAAGTCCACCTGGCCAGGCAGCGATACTATGCGCTCCCCATTTTGGAAATGGGTATCTAAGTTTTCGGCTGTCTTTTCCAGCTCTGCATCCTGGTACTCTCCAAAGCCTCGCACGCTGGTATCGTTGCTTACGATGCCACGCACGTTACCACCATTAGCAAAGCGGTTACGTGTTTCCTTATCGCCGGTAAGGGCTATATCCATAGTAAGCCTGGCATACGTCAGTACGCTAACGCCTACTTTGGCATCCCTGGCTATCTGTCCTTTGATGTGTATTACTTCGTTTTCGTCGTAGTGGCCGTAGATGCCGTTTTCTACATCGCAAACGTCGTAGGTATCGTTATTGGTATCGTGGTGTACGGTGCCACGCCCACACAGGGCCAGCCTATCTACGTCCATCGTTACAGGGCTGTATATGGGCACGATGTAGGCGTTACCATCCAGCAGCACGTTTTGTACCACCTTACGCCAAAAGTCGAAAGCGTTAAGGGATATATCGGGCTGTACGTTCAGCAGGTAGTGCAGTCGGCTGGTTACATCGTCCACGAAAATGCCATCTTTAAGCCGCATGTACTGTAGCGGCAGGTTCGCCACGCTCTCGCTAAGCAGCTGTACGCAGCGGTAGGCTGTAGCCACTGCCAGGGATGTTTGGCCACCATACGGCAGTAGCAGTTCCAGGTCGTCCCAGCTGCCGCCAGTGCGCGGCGTGGGTGTAGCTGCCGGTGCCTGGGTAGCATCGGCAGCATCGCGCCTAAAGTAATCTAATATGTATTTCCAAAAGCCCATTTTGCAAAACGTTTCTATAATTCGGGCAAAACCTTGCTTTTGGTACCACTTTTTCGGTACATCGTGGTATATTAGGGTATATTGGAAATAATTTTAATATATTTTAACGTTTGTAGTCGATAAACAGACGCATACACATAAGCTTAGTTATTACGCCATCTATCTTTTGCGTCTGCTTTCGCTTAATGGGTTTGCAGTTTTCCAGCTTGTCGCTATCCAGCACCGCATTACCAAAGCAGTAGGCGTTAATGGGGTTATCGTCGATAAATACGTGGCCAGTCTTAACGCCATGCTCAAAGCTCTCTACAGGCGCGGTAAACGTGCCATAGGTCTGCTTAACTCCACGCAGCACGTTACCGGCACCGCTGGCCTGTAGCATGTTTATTACTTCCTGGCTTTTCCAGGGGTCGTAACCGATACCCAGGATGCGTACCACTTTGTTTATGCGCAGTATGTAGTCCACGATGGTACGGTAGTCTATCACGTCCCCAGGTGTTAAAATTAAGTAGCCCTTTTCGGCCCATACGCGGTACATCCTTTCGTTAGGATGGCCAGGCAAAGCACCGATAGGGAAAAAGTACGCAGTATGGAAATAAAAGGCTTTGTTCTGCGCGTTATACAGGCCAAAGGTTACTGCGCTAAAGTCGTCGCTTTCCGATAGGTCTATAGCGGCCATAGCATCGGGCCTGCCGGTAATGGCATCCAGCGGCATAGGGATAGATACCTTACGCGCCAGGGTGCTGCTTATCCAGCTGCGCTGCTCGTTTTCTGCGTAGATGTTCAGCAGCTTAGTACGGAAAGCCAGCATAGCATCGGCACCATCGCGCACAGCCTTTTTGTATTCCTGCCGGTAAAACTCCAGGCTTACCGTTACGCCCATGTGCGGATGCACTTTGCACCAGGTAGCTTCGCTATCTTCTTCGTCGTCGATGTCCGGCTCAAAGATGTGCGCAAATAGGGTATCGTCGTCATAGTCGCCCAGCAGCACC